TTCGTAGCTGGTGCATGAGTTTCAAGGAAGGGAGTACCACCACCAGCTACAGAATCATTCGCATTACCACCAGCATTAAAAGTAAAAGTATTATCATCAATTACTTCAGCAACAGTTCTTGCTCCATTTAAATTACTTGCAGAAATGCCACCGACTGTATTTGCATTTGCTATTGTAAACGCATCACTTGCGGAAAATCCGTGATTGACTAGTGTCACCTCTACTGTAGCCACGCCGTTGTCCGTCCGAAAAGAATCAACCTTAAGTTTTTTCTTAAGAGTAGCTAACGCATTTCCTGTTGCTTGCGTTGCTGACTGCACAGATGTAATTGTAATCTCTTGGTCATGATACTTAATTGTAAGACCAACATGTTTTGAGTCTGCATAATTACCACCAGATTGTGAACCAGTTAAATCCCAATAGGCTTCACTTGTTGTAAGAGTTATGCCATTACCAGAACTGGCTGATGGGTCAAGAGTTACTCCCAAGTCTTGAAACTGAAAGTATGGTTGATAAATCTTTGCACCAGCAGACTGCGTATCAAATGTCTTTGTCTCCATCTGAAATGATGTAAGACCAGTACGCACAAGTTTACGCACCATAAATGTTTGATGAGCAATAAACATAACATCACCAGCTTGAGCATAAGTAACTTCATGCATATTAAGATTGGTTATAGGTATGGTAGCACTGCTTGAATCTGCTGTAAGTGTAGTTGCAAGCGTAACATTGTTACTGGTATCTATTGAAAACACTCTTATCTTTTGATGCTCCAGAGAAACAATATAGCGTTCATCATCAGAGAATATAAATGGAACCAGCCTATGTTGCTGGACTTTAGCTGTATCTATAGATGTATCAAACTCATATATCTTGGAAAGACCAGCACGTTTAATAACTCCACCTTCTGCTCGAAGAAAGAAGTTCTCAATCTTTTGAGCTGAGTTATTGTATACCCTTGTGTCTGTTCTTGATATCAAGCTGGGACTTACTTCACCAAACTGAAAGTTAGTTAGAGCTACTTTTGCTTTTTGCATTAGCTTCTCCTAAAAGCACTAAATCTTGTTTGAGGTATAGTCCTTGTTGTTTGTTGTTGTGAGTCAATGTTTCTTGCTTTTAACATTGCTCGGTCTGCCATTGTAGACATCAACTGCATTAACTGAGCATCTCTAGCAATCGATGTAGCAAATGCAGAAGCTAAACCATACTCAAGAGCAATAGTAAAATAACTAGGAAAGTTCTCTTCTGTTGCTCGAAATGTAAAGTCAGCTATTACAGTATCTTGTGTTGAAGTATCAGCATATACCATGTCACCATATATCTGATAATTTATCTGTCCATCATTCACAGTTACAGCATGAACTAGCAATGTATCTGATGGGAGTTGATATGCAAAATCATATCGACCAGTTGGAGCATCTGTCAATCTGTTAAGAACAGCTTGATTTGTTGCAAACCTCCAACGTGTATTCGATAAAGCACTACGGCAGATATCTTCATAGAGACTTCCAGCTACTAATGATTCTGTTGTACCATCAGTAAAAGAAGTTATCGGTTCAGCTCCTATCAAGATAAGAGCACGACTCGAAATATCTATTGCACTATCTGCCGCAGTTGAAGTCATTAGTCGCCGTCTGTTTCAACAATAGCTGTACCATTAGATACATCTACTACAGTCCCAGTATTTGACAAAACAGTTACAAAGTTTGTCGTAGGAGTGTTTGTATCAGCAACAATTATAACATCTCTAATAGCAAGCATATTTGCGGCACTATTAAAATACCCTTCAGTATTTATAGTTGCAATAGCATCTGTGGTTACATAACTCCACAGATTCATATTTGATGAACCAGCTAATCGAGATAATCCACTAGCACTATAAGCCATTTCAATACCTCCTATTAATTGTTATCTAGGACTTCATAGATACCATTGTCATCAATAACAACAGCACCCATTGACATCATAGACGTTGCAAGATGTGACGCTCGTTCTGCAACATAGTTAAGTTCAGTTTGAACGTCAGAGTTTATACCAAGACCAACCGATGTTGTATGATATGCCATATTCTTTCCAGCTGTGATAGCCGCAGTTGAAAAAATTTGAAATCCAAGAAAAGACTTCATAGTCATACCACCAGCATATGGTAGATTCTGCTCACCCACAAAGTCAGATGATGCAAACTCAGTTATATTAAACAAGTCTGCAAAACCCTTTGGGTGCATTGCAAGGTATCTGCCACCATCCTCTGGGATGTTTGCAGTTCCAAAAGTTTCAAAGAGTGACAGTAAGTCAGCCTTCTCGATGGCACTACTTGCATCATGAATCTGAGTTGAGTTTGCACCAGCATCCATTGCTGTATACAAAATCTCATCAGTCTTACGACCAAGAGCCGCCGCCGCTGAAGTAGCAACTGCTTGTCTCTCATTGATATTTGTTTTTAGCTCATCCAACTTGTCGATGTATTCTGCGGCATAGAAGTCACTCATTGTCGCTTCAACAGTTGTATGGGCTAGTTCCATTGGAGTCACAAGACCATTTCTGGACTTAGTACTCGCACTACCAGTTCCAATCTTCTGGAAACGTACTACGTTACCAGTCACATTGTTTGCCATTCGTACAGTATTTCTAAGTTTAGAACCCATACGCTGATAAGCAAGGTGAACTTCAGATTCGAACTGCTTAATAAAGGCTGTGTCAATCGTATTAGCCATATTAGCACCTCATAAGTTAAGTTTCAGTTTACGCTTCCGATTGTCCTTTGCAATTTTCAACGAAGTTATCCATAAAGGGCTTCTCTAATGCAGTACGGGTCTTTCACTTAATCTATTATTAGACTCAAATTTATTTAAATTGCAATAGAAAACTCGCACAAACTCATGGTCATTGATAAAATATTGTTGATTTTCTACCTGAAACCCTATCCATCTTAGCCATCTAATAGTTTTTTCATGGTCAACTGGCACATAATTTTCTACAATATCATACCCAATAGACAGAAAACTTAGAATAAGTTTGCTATGTTTGTAAAAAGATTTCCATATATTATCCACTTCATCTGTACCGAGAAACCAAATCTTTCCAGTATGCATATACTTATCCATCGAAGTAATACCACACATAGCTATAGGCTTTCTCTTATGACAGATAGTAAAACCTCTTGAATCTTTTTCTTGGAAAGGTACATGGAGTGCAATCATTGGAGTCACACCAACCAATGCACACTCTCTGATATCAGGAAGACGCATATTATCGAGAATAATATCAACATCAGATACAACACATGGTCGAAACTCAAGGTTGCCTCTTCTGATATATGTCAATACTTTATCGGTTTCTTTACTTTTTTTTTGGTCATCTGTTGTACATCTTCTTAAATCCTTCATCAACCATTTTGACAAAGGCTGGGTCACGTTGGTTTGGGCTAAAGTATCGTGGGTCTTGCATCATCTCCTTTAGCTTATCATCTGTAAGAACAGCTACTGGCTGACCAGTTCCTGATACTGGGTTCTCTTTCAGAGACTCCATCATAAATTCAACAACCTTTATACCTTCGGCTGTTGCACATAAGTCATCAATAGCTGGTCGTAACTCTTCTGGAAAGTTCATCTCAACAAAAGAACCAACTGCACTTACACGTTCTTCGGCATGGTCGCCTAGCTCTTCCATCTCATAATCAACATTGTAGCCATCATTGACAGCCTCATGAAACATCATAATGCCTTCTTCAAATTCTTTTTGACTAAATCCATTTTCATAGGAATGGTCAGCCCACCAGTTAAGGAGGTCATTATCTTTTGCCGCTTCGTCATCTATTACATCAGGTAAAACATAGTCACCAGCTTCTGCTGGTCTTTCTGAATATGCTTCTGCTTGTATCTCTTCCATGACAGCATTGCGTATTTCTTCTTCTTTCTGTCCAATCTTTGATTCAAGATTTGTATAGCTACTTGCTAAATCTTCAGGGCTATTAAACTTTTCAGGAAGCCACTCAGGTCGAGCATCGGCATACTCTTGAGGAACTTCTATTGTTTGTTCTTGTGCTTCTGCTTGTTCTTCACTCATTTGATTTCACCTTATGTCCATGTTGTATACGTCTTTCAATTAAGCCAACAATATATCGCTGACCTTCTGCATGTCGAAGAGTATCATTAGTTACAGCCGAACCATGCACAGCTTCTATTGTTACACTTCTTAAATACTTAAGTATCTCTGCACCAGCTGGTGATGAAAACAGAGAAGCAAAAGTTAATGATATGTTTTGTTCATTAGATGTTGCTCTTGGAAACCCATCAAGACCAGAGATATTAGTTTGCTTGTTCATCCATAGTTCCTTGTTGTGGCACTAAGCCTTGCTGTTGCATCATGCCTTGTTGTTGTTGAAGCTGTTGCGCCATAGCTACAATCTGTTTACGCTCTTCTAAATCTCTAAGAAGATAATCAGGAACGCCAAACTTCTTTGCTAAATACACAGCAGTCTCTTCTGAGTTGATAAGGATATTTACTAACTCAGGTCCGAAACGCACACCAACCATTTCTAAAAACCTATTGATTGATGTTATATCTTGATTTGATTGTGCTTGCGAAAGTGGTGAAACGGAACGGACTTTGATTTGTCTGCCGTTGATTGTTGGTATATTTATACGACCTTGC